ACGGCCTACGATTTCGCAGGTCGTCTCGGGGCTGCAAGTCACCTCGACCGGAGCCACTATCTCAGTGATTTTTCTCTATGTCCAAGCGGGCAAGACTGCGGCGTCGAACGACGGCACCGTTACGAGCACATTGTTCTTCGAAGCGCGCTATCGCAGATCAGGGACCGACGACCCTTTCACCTACGCGCCCCGTGCCACCGTTGACACGCCCTTCATAGTCTTGAGCCCCGTCGAGACCGGGACAAACTACGACATCGGCGTGCGCGCAATCGGCCCGGGCGACAGCGCGACCAGCGCCTTCGTCGAGATCGCGAACAGCGAAGTCCTAGGCGCGACAGAAAAGCCCTTGGCGGTCGACACCTTCTCGCTCAACACGATTGGCGATCACACCTACGTCGAGTGGACCAACCTGTCGATCGCGGCGGACGTGATTGGCTACGAGATCCGCTATTCCGCAGACCAGAACAACACCTCTTGGCCGACGATGACCGTCTTGTCGGATGCGATCCCCAGAGAAGCGCGCTCTTTCACGGTCCCCAGCCGATCCGGGTCTTACGCGATCAAGCCGATTGACGTCTTGGGCAATCGCTCGGTGCTTGCGCTTTACGTCAACGCTTCGCTCGAAGATCCGGCGGCGCTCAACGTTGTCTTGACCTTGCAGCAAGAGCCGACATGGACCGGCACAAAGACAGACATCGACCAAGTCGGTGCGCTGATCCAGCTAGGGAGCACCAACTACATGGCGCTCTGGACGACGCTTGCCAGCGTCCCCATAATCGGGATCACCGACACCCTCGGTTATGAGACCGAGGGCTATTACGAGTTCGGGGAGACAGATCTTAGTCAGGTCTACACTTCGCGCGTCACCGTCGACGCCGTTGTCAGTACCTCCGGCGGTCTCTCGCTTATCTCCGCGTGGATCGCGCTCTCCGGCGTCGGCACTATGGCGGGAGATGACACCGGCGACGAGACCTCGGTCGAGATGCAGGTAAACTACTCCATCGTCGACAGCGCGACGCCGGTCTATCAGGGCTATCGGCGCTTCGTCGTCGGAGACTACACGGCGCGCCACCTCAAGTTCCGCGCCGTCTTGACGTCGCGCTTCTCGACGATCACGCCGACCATGAGCGCGCTGTCTGTCTCGATAGATATGCCGGATAGGGTCGATCAGGGGAACGATCTGGTCTCCGGCGCGGCATCTTACGCCGTCGCATTCTCGCCGCAGTTCCGCGAAATTCGCTCGATTACGATTGCCGCGCAGAACATGCAGACCGGCGACTACTATGAAATTTCGGGCAAGACGCGCACGGGGTTCAATGTTATATTCCGCAACAGCGCCGGAACGGCGGTAAGCCGGACCTTCGATTATCAGGCAATCGGGTTCGGCAGAGAGAGGGGCACTTAAATGTCGCAGTTTGATTTCGGGACGATCAACCCAAACACCAAGAGCGGGACGGCGCTGGCGTCGGACCTCAACTCATTCCGCACCGCGCTGCACACGTCGCACAGCGGATCAACCGCGCCGTCCTACATCACCACGGGGATGCTATGGGTCGACAGCACCTCGGCCAACCTAAAGATCAAGATGTATGACGGCGCGCAATCCATCGACGTCGCAATCATCGACGCGACGAACAACGTCGCCCGGGTCGCCGTTGACAGCGCCGCGACGAGCTACATCACCTCGACGGTAGCAGCGCAGATCAAGTTCGTCATCGCGAGCGCGGACGTCGCGACCATGCGCGCGACCGGCTTGCAGTTCAACATCGCGTCGCCTTACATCGGGGACAGCAGCAACAACGAGCTCTTGAGCTTTACGACGACCGCGAGCGCGGTCAACAATCTCAGCATTAAAAACGCGGCAACCGCGACGAACCCCACGATCTCTGCGGTTGGAGGCGACACGAACGTCGGCATCACGCTGGCCCCAAAGGGGACAGGCGGAGTAACACTTACTGACAATAGTACAGTCACCACTGTTCGCATAAGCAATACCAGCACCGCTGCTTCAGTATCAAAATCAACTACTTTACAGTTTTTGGGATCGGACACGTTAGGGGCAAGTAAAGAAGCGGGTTCCATCGTGGTCGTTCCCACGGATAGCGCCTATGCGGCAGCGGGCATGTTATTTTTTACACGGCTTGCCAACGTTATTGCGGAAAAAATGCGTCTTAGTGATGCGGGCGCGTTAGTCCTCGTTGGCTCTACGGCGCAGAAAGCCACCGGCACAACTTGGTCAAACCCGTCTGACGAGCGCCTAAAGTCAAACATCACGGACTACCCCAAGGGCGTCGACGAGCTGATGCAAGTGCGGGTACGTGAGTGGGAGTACAACGGGAAGGGCGGCACGACTGAAGGGATGAAGGGTCTCGGCGTTGTCGCGGATGAAGTGATGACCGTCCTGCCGGATACGGTGGAAAACTACGATGCCCATCTAAATGCGGGCGACGCAGACACCACGGCCATCAAGAAGTTTGACGCCACCGAGATCACGTGGTTGCTGGTTAAAGCGGTGCAGGAACAGCAGACCATGATCACAGCCCTTGAGGCGCGCATCGCTGTCTTGGAGGCTAGAGCATAGGTATGCAGGAAGAAATGGACGTTATGGAACTGGCAAAACTCCTCCTGCAATTTGCAGTCGTTCCCATCATTGCTTTTATGTGGGCGCACTACAAAATAACTCAAGTGCACGAAAAGCAGATCGCGGTCATAAAAACCGAGCACGCTTTGGTCAAAGAAAACCATGACCGGGAGTTCAAAGAAGTGAAGGAAGCTCTGAAATCCGTGATGCTGAAACTGGACGAAATCCAGAAGGAGTTGATAAAAAGATGATGGTGAACCAGCGCACGATTGAGCTGATCAAAGAGTTCGAAGGATGCGAGCTCACCGCCTACCAAGACATTGTGGGGATCTGGACAATCGGGTACGGGACGACGGCGGCGGCGGGTCTGGGGATCGAGCCGCGCGCCGGCATGAAGATCACGCAGGCGCAGGCGGAAGAGCTCCTCGAGCGCGCCGTCGATGATTTCGGCGCGCAGGTCGCGAAACTGATCACGGTTCCGGTGACGCAAAACGAGTTTGGCGCGCTCGTCTCGCTCTCTTACAACATCGGGGTCGGCGCGTTCTCGAAGTCGACAGTCCTGCGCGAGCTCAACAGCGGAAACAAAGCATCCGCCGGAAGCGCGTTCCACATGTGGAACAAGGCGGGAGGGAACGTCGTCAACGGGCTCGTGCGGCGGCGCGAGCTTGAGCACAAACTCTTTGGCACTCCGGATCCCGCGCCCGTAGCGCGCGCACAGGAGGCCGTCTCGTCACCGGCGCAGGGATCCATCCTCGCGCTGATCATCCGCGCCCTAGCGGCGCTCTTTGGGGGCAGAAAATGATTTACGGACCGCTCGCGCGCATCGTCATCCGCTACGGCGTCGGGATCGTCTTGGGGGCGAACGCCGCAAACATTGCCGTCGGAAACCCTGATCTCGTCACCGTCGTCGCCGGGGCACTCGGCGCGGCAAACGAGGCCGTTTATACCATCGCAAAACGCAAGGGCTGGACGCTCTGAGATCCCGTCGCGCGCGGGCTGGGCGAGATCGTCGGGCCGAAGACGCGCGAAGCAGATCGCCCGACGAAGAAGGCCCCCGGAGATCTTCCGGGGGCCAGACGCGCTGGGTTGAGGACTAGGCCGTAGCGCAGTCAGGTCCGGACCATTACAAAACCGTTCGAAGCTCTCTTGACGTTTTGCTGCGCGCGTCATCTCGATCTTATTTGGGAGCGGGCTGATCCGCAAGCAGGACCTCGGCCAAGGCGCGGATCTGATCCGCCTTATTCTCCGGCACGCGCACCTCGACCCGCACAAGGCCGCGATCCCCGAGTTGAGCGCGCTCGACGCGTTTTCGCTCCCGGTCTCGCGCGCGGCGCTCGTCTACTTTGCGTTTTCGCTCTCGGTCTCGCGCGCGGAGCTCGTCTACTTTATGGTCGGTCATGTCATACTCCTCAAATGTTCGATGTACTGCGCGCGGATCATGTCCGCGTGCTTTGGCAAGAGCGTGATCAGGTCGTCGAATACCATGTCAGCCGACGCGCGGATCGTCTTGATGTCGATCTGATCGCGGCGCGCGTCTTTCAGCTCTTCCTTCAGTTCGGTCTCGCGCTGCTCTGCCGCTTCGAGCATCGCCTCGAGCTTGAAGCAAAACGCTGTCAGGTCCTCAGCTTCGAGGATCCCGCGATCTCTGACGTCTTGCAGGATGTTGCCTCGCTCGGAGATCGAGCCGTCCAGCGCGTAGAGCTGATAAGAGAGGGGGAGTTTCATGTCGCGCCCCTCACAAGATCGACAGAGCAAAGAGCAGCATCAGCGCGATGTACGCGAGGCTGCACGCGATGATTGCAGTGAGCGCGAGCTTGATCAGGTCGTGCTCGCGGTGCATGTCGAGAATGAGCTTAAGCATGGCAGGTCTCCTCATTGAGCGGGGGTGAAGGTCAAGGAATGAACGAGAGCGCGCAGGTCTTGCGCGCTGCGGTCGTTGTTATCTCTGCGGGGCATGAGCACGGCGAGGCAGTCCTCGCGCGCGCCGAAAGTCACCAGCGCGGGGTTCCCCCCATCGGAACGCACCGAGGGAAAGGACCCCTTGCCGTCGAGCACGACTGCGATCTTGACCATGTCGACCAGATAGGCAGGATCAAAGACTGCGTGCTTCGGCTCTTGCGGCGGATCCTTGGGGATGACGCGCGGCCAGCTATCGGGGAACACGCCGTCGATAGGGGTGAAAACAACGTCACCAGCGCGCCACAAGTTCCCCTCGCGGGACACGATCAGCACCTTGGGCTTGTACCCCTTCAGCGCGCGCGCCAGCGCGTCTCTGGGGAGCAAGAACCGCTCGATGGGGGTCACGACATCAAGGCGCGCGCAGAACAGCCGGTGGCCGTCGGTGCTGACGACGCGCAGATCGCGCACGTTCGGCTCGATGCTCACGCCTTGCAGATAGTAGCGGGTCTCCTCGGTGCTGGTGCAGATCAGCGCGGCGCGCAGGATGTCGGCGTTTAGCTCAATGGAAAAGTCAGTCATGGCAGGTCCTTTCAACGGGGTTTCTTAGCGCACTCCGGCCCGATGCCGGAGAGGATGCTTTCGGGGGTGGTGAGTTTGCGGCCGCAGGCACAGCAGCGACCTTCGTGGAAGATTTCGAGATGCTCGGGGATCCGCGCCTTCTCCGCAAGCTGGGAGACGGTCCAAGCGAGGGCCCTGAAGCTCGGCGCGTCCGGCTGGCCCTTCGTGCCAGCGACGAGCACGTCGCGCAAGGAGGCGGGCACGAAGCCGATATAGTCGAAGTCGCGCTCGTTATCGGGTCCAGACAAGACCGACGCAAAGAACGGCTTGCCGATCCCCGGCTGGCGGATCTTGTAGGTGTAGCGCGTGCCGGTCTTGGCGCTGCGGATCGTGAAGGTGGCGTTTCCGCCGAACATGAATCGGAGCGCGTCGTTCGCGCTCGAGAGCTCGCCGGGGACGGGCTCGGGGATATGTCCAGTTTCTGGGTGGGCAAGCATGGCAGGTCCTTTCGGTTGGGTCGTGTCGATAGATATAGGACCGATCCGCAGACAATGCAAGGACCGATCCGCAAATAGTTTAGCCGAGGTCTGCCCAGTTCGGGCCGACCCCGCCTTCGATCAAGTTATCGGTCGGCGCGCCGGGGAAGAAGTCGACGTAGGCGGCGGTCATGTCCTCGGCCATCGCGCGCTTGACGGTCTCGGCTTGCGTCTCGAGCGCCTCGTCGATCAGCGCGTCGTGGATCGTGGCAAGCAGCAAAGTGCGCGACAAATCAAGCTCACCGGATCCGCGCAGGCGATCAAGCGTCGCCTTGTGCCGGGTGATCGCGCGCGCCATCACAGAGAGCGCGGCGCGCTGGACGGGGTAATTCGCGCACTTGGGCAGATCCGCGTTCCGCTTGCCCAGATAGATTGTCCCGCCGTCGCACATCGTCAGATAGCCCGTCGTCTGCGCTTGCTCTTGCATCTCGAAGCGATAAGCGAAGGCGCGCTTGTAGCGCGTCGCCCAGAAGTCGATGTAGGTCTGAGCCTTCTCGATTGGCGTGCGCATGGTGATCGAGAGCCCGGCGGCGGCGGATCCATAGATGATGCCGAAGGAGACCCCCTTCGCCGCGCTGCGCGCCGCCTTCCCCGCCGGGGTCTTCTTGTCAATCTTGTGCCCGGCGATCACCGCAGCGACCTCGGAGTGCACGTCTCCAAAGACGACGTCCTCGAGGAGCTGGTCGTCACCGGACAAGAGCGCGAGGACGCGCATCTCAATCGCCGAATAGTCGTAGGAGACGAGCAGAGACCCAGCAGGCGCGATAAAGCTCTTGCGGACGCGCGTCTGATCCTCGTCGTCGGCGAAGAGTTTCTTATCGCGCGGCACTTGTTGCAGGTTCGGGCTTGAGGACGAGAAGCGACAGGTCCGCGCCGCGCCGACGTTGAAGCGCGCGCGGACCCGTCCGTCCGGCGAGCGCGCCGCCACGTCGATCATCGTCTCGCCGAAGCTCGAGATATACTTCTGGATCCGGCGATACCGCGACAGCGCGTCGAGCGCCGCCTCCACCGGCGTCCCCGGAAAGAGCCCGGCCATCTTTGCCAGCGCCTCGCCCGAGATTTCGAGCTGCGCGGTCTTCTCGGTCTTTGGCCAGACCGCCAGCACGCGGTCGGGAAAGATGCGCGCGAAGAAGTCGGAGAATTGCGGGTTCGAATTCAGGTTCGCGACCTCGGTCTCGGGGATCAGCGCGCGGACCTGCAAGGCCAGTTCGTCGCGCAGCGCCTCCCAGCGGTGGACGAGTTCTTTGTGCGCGCGCCGATCCAACAGTACTCCCGCCTCCTCCATCTCGATGACGCCGAGCGTCATATCATCAAGGAGTTGAGCGGCGCGGTCGTGGGCGGCGGTCGTCTTTTCTTTCCAGTATTGCCACAGCTCGAAGGTGACGTCGGCGTCGCGGATCGCGTATTCGAGCTGCGACGCGGAGAGCTCCGGCGCGGCCCAGTCCGAGACCTGCTCGTCCTTGGCGAGCACCTGATCGAGATCCCATCGAACCATGTCGGCCAGCGAGAAGCGCCCTCCCCCCATGCGAGCGCGTCGCAGGTGGCCGACGTCGAGTATCTCGGGCGTCGCGCCGGCGGCGAGAAACCATCGCATCTCGAAGCCTGAATTGAATACGACCCACGGGCCGGGGGCGACGAAGAGATCCGCGCAGGCGGCGAAGCCGCCGGGGATCTGGTCGAAGTCTATCACGCAGCGCACCTCGGCGTTGCGAAGCTGCGCGAGCCGCACGCGCCCGTCAGCGGGCCGCAGGGACGTCGTCTCGAAGTCTAGGGCGGTTGCGGTCCAGCACTTTTCCAGAACGCGCCAGAGCGCGGCGTGGGTCGTTATGAGTTCATATTCCATGCGGCAGGTCCAATGGGATGGAAGGGGAAAGGAAGGGCGCGGAAGGGGAAAGGAAGGGGGCGCGCAGAGCGCGTCCCCAGAGAGTTTAGCGGCGCGCCTTCGGCTTGGTGTACGCCGGAGCCGGAGGAGCGTCACCATAGACCAGTTCGTCGATTGAGATCGAGCCCGCACAGAACGCCTCGACGTCGGCGCGCGTCGACCAGCCGGTGACCCCGAACTTCGGCTTGAAGTTCTGCGCGCCCTGAGCCGTGAAGCTCTCGGCGCCGAAACCGAACACCGGCAGAGAGGGCGCGCCGGAGCTCATGCGACGGACGATCTCGTTCAACATGTCGGTGATCGCGTTTCGCCCCGAGATCGAGTTCGTCACGAACTTTACATTCGTTGCCGCGCCGTCTGTTGAGATGCAGCCAAAGCCTAGCGCGCGATGCCAGCCTTCGCCCGTCTTCGTATTGTAGGGCGCGTGGTCGGCAAGGTCGACCTCCTGCACGGCGGCGCGCTTGTTATAGATCGACCATTCGACGCGGTCGATTGGCTTAGACGCCTTCCAGCAGATCCAGCCTTCGATGACCGATTTCGGCTCGAGGATGAACAGGACGTCGTCGTTCAGGTCGGCGCGGTCGCGCCCCAGCGCGTAGGAGCCGGTCTTTCCAGAAAACGCGAGGTACTGAACGTTGGCGCTGGATCCGGTGCGCTGGTCGTCCGTCGTGTCGGCAAGCGCCGCGATCATCTGATCGTCGGAGATGTCGGGCAGGGCGTTCGCATCGAGATAGGCAGTCAAAGATGTCGTCGTCATGTTGTGCTCCATTTTATGCACGTTGCTACATTCTCGCGATCAAACCGCGAGCACTTTCACGGTCAACCGTTCCGACGGCAGACCGATCTTCTTGAAGGGCGCGAGATCAATCCCCGCCTTCTCCATTGCTTTTTGATCGAGACTAGAGCGACCGGCGACGGACGCAAGCTCGACTTCGATATCGCCGACAATCGTCGAGGCGGTGTTCCGCTTGCGCAGCTCCTCCTTGATCTCCTCGGCGAGCTTGTCTTTCTCGTCGGACAGCTCGTCTTGCGCCTCTTTAATCTCGACGTAGCGCGTCACAATCGCGTCGAGTTGAGAGCCGCGGTTCGAGCGCGTGAACGCTTTGACATCGGCCAGGTCAATCCCGCACCGCTCGGCGTAGGGGCAGGTCTTGCACTCGCCGGTCGAGCGCCCCTCGCGGTCGAGGCGGTCGACGTTGCGCGTCCGCAGCACCTGGCCGGCGCGCAGTTCCATCGCCGTCAGGATCGCCGGATCCCGCTCGACCGCATAGACGTCGAGCTGGTTAAAGTTCGACGCGTCCATATAAACGATCAAGCCGCTTTCGATGTCGAGGCCGTGCACCTTGCGCAGGAGCTCCATGCCAATCTGGATCTGGGCGACGTGCCCAGCGCGCGGCAAGTTCGAGCGGTTGGTGCGCGGGTCGATGGTCTTGATCTCGAGCGAGATGTGCGCGCCGGAGGCGTTATAGAGGATGCCGTCAGGCGTCGCCGAGATCCGTAGGTCTTCGTCGGCGACGCTCGTCTGTTCGCCGCCTGCGAACATCAGCTCGAGGCCAGAGGCAAGCAGCATCTCGACGACGTACTTCTCGCCGTGGGTGCCGCGCCGAGCAAAGCCCCAGTCCTGCGGCGCGGTGCTGGGCTCGTGCTTCGAGAACCATTGCTTGCGGATGCAGGACAGCGCCTCGGAGGCGTTGAGATATTTCGAGCGGTCAACGCTCCACGTCTTGCGCGCGTCGATCACATCCGCGCCGCGCAGGATCGCGCTCTTGAGGTCTTCGGGTGTCATAGTGGCAGGTCTCCTTTGTTGAGGTTCAGTTTGTACTGTTCGGCGGCAAGCCGCATACGCTCTTTGATGCGCGGGCTTTCCGAGCTTAAAATGGTGCGCAGGTAGGATCGAGAAAACCCAAGCGCGCGACTTGCGGCGCCAATAGAAGCGAAGGCAATCCCCTCGACGACGACCGCGTGCTTGCGGGTCGTGCCGAGCCCGAGTTGCTCCATATCCCCTCGGTTAAGCGCGGAATAGACCGCTGCGGGAGATATACCAAGCGCCTTGGACGTAGCGGCGACCGACGGGTAAATAACGCCGCGCACTTTAATAATCATTTTTTCCTCGCGGGGCAGTCGCGCCCTTGATTGCAGTCGTGGTTACAGGGGGGGCAGGTCATTGCAGATCCTCCGGACGACGCGGCGGGCGGATCCGCTGCGTGTGCTCAACGTAAAAAATATGGTTTCCCCACATCCCAACAATCCGGAGATCATCGGCCCAGTGCGGGCGCGCTTCGCGGGTCGCATAGTGGGTGGCGCGCGTGCACAGATCGCATCCGTACAGCAAGGTCTCGTTCGCGATGATCTGCGCGAGCAACCAAGCCTCCGGATCCGTCGGCTTGTCGCTCTTCCCGTCCTCGGTCCAGCTAAAAGCGCGATGCTCCCAGACGACGCCGCAGATGTCGGCCGGATAGCCGGGCGTCATGGCGCGCTCGAGCGTGACCTCGGCGACGAGGCGCTGGCCGTCGACGTCTTGGTTCCGCGCCTCCCAGTATACGTTAAGGGCGAGACAAGTCGCCGCTGCAATCGTGATCATGCTTTCCCCTCCAGTTCAGCCAGCACGGCCTTGACGCCTTCGATATAAAGCACTGCTTGTAGTTTACGGGATTGTGCAGCAAAAGCGTACCTCCACTTTTCAGCGTCCTCCACCGCCTTGGCCAGCTTGGCTTCAAGGTCACGCACAGCTTGCGTCCCGATCCTGTCGCACTCGGCATAGGCGTCACGGTATTTCTCGCAGGTGGCCAGTTTGCGCCCTAGGTCATCACGTTCCTTCACCAACTCTTCGATGCGGGCTTGCAGCGCAGCCTCACGAATAGCGGCGGGGTCGATGGCGGCAAGGCCGCGGATGGCTGCATGGCAGTCGAAAAGGTCGCCTGTAGCGTTGTTCAGCGCCGTGTCGATAGCAGCCAGCGCATCATCGCGCTTGATCAGGTCAGTCATTCGTCGCACTCCCCATTCCACGCCCATTGCCCATCCATCGGGCAGTAAGTCGCAAACCCACGATTCACTGTTTCAGATTTCCAGATGTGGTTTGTTACGCCCCAAGCAATTACTGCAACCATCAACCCAAGCCATAAACCAACAAGTGCCTCAGTCATTCCTTCCCCTCCAGTTCAGCCAGCACGGCGCGGGCTTTGAAAATAAACTGACAATAAGCACCTTCGATATCTGCTTGGTCATATTCGTCCACATCCATTTCGGAAATACGCTTTTGTTTGGCAAACTCCCGCAGCGTCTCCAACGCCTTGGTCAGCTTGGCTTCTGCATTCCGCAGATCATCGACAAGCATTTGAATGCAAGCGTGTGCGCCTGATGGTTGCCAATCAATTGGCGCAAGGCGCATGGACCTGTCACCATTGTCAGTAACGGGTTGCCACACTACTTGATGCGTGTTGACTATAGGCATTTGACGTGATGCAATGACTTTCATTGTTCATTCTCCAGTTCAGCCAGCACTCGCTTGGCTGCGGCTTCACTGTTATCGCTCGAACCATCTGCCATCTTCCGCAGCGCCTCCATCGCCTTGGACAGTTTAGACTTCCAAAAGTCTACATTTTGTGCATACATTAAAGCGGTTTCTTCCCACCCATCCCTTTGCCTCACCAACCCTTCGATGCGGTCAGCGGCTGTCAGTACGTTTTCACAGTCCAACATATCTAAACGGGGCGACATACGCCGCAGCAGTTCGATCAGTCTTTGGTCAGTCATTTCGTTTCTCCAATCAGGGCAAAGATGGTTTCACGGCAAGCGTGTGCTGCGTTTAGTTCAGAACCCTGTGCGGCCCGCCCGTAGACCCTGATTGGTCCATTCCAGATTGCATCAGCAGCTTCACGCAGCGCAGCCTCACGAATAGCGGCGGGATTAACATCGGCAAAGCGGACGTACTTCCCATCGTGCCGTTGAAGCATTTGCGATTGGTACTCTGGATTGTGGATCAGACTGTAGCGTTTTAATTCTGCGTTCATTTCTTTTCTCCTATCAAGCCCCCTCACCAACTCTTCAAT